AGGAGTACGACATGGCTTTTATCCACGATGAAACTGCATACGATAACGCGATCAAGCGCAACATTTGGGAAAACGCTAACAAGACGTTTCACCGTACTTTCGAGCGTTCACATGATGTCGAGCGTTGGTTGATCAACATTGAGTATGACAAGTTCTGGTCAAACAATGAGTTTGCTCTGAGCTTGTACCGCGCATGGGACATGTACGGCAAGTTGACTGAAGGTCAGTACAACGCCGTATGCAAGATCATCGACAAGCAGGCGGCTCGTCAGGCTGAGTGGGACGCAAAGCGTGAGGCAGACAAGAATGCCCAGAACGCTACTTTGGAACACGTTGGTGTTGTCGGCGAGCGCATGCAGTTTGAGTTGAAGGTTGTAGCGGTTATCGAGTTTGACCGTCCTAAGTTTCACTACTACGACTCAGGCGTGGGCTACATCACCATCATGGAAGACGATGCAGGCAACAAGGTTGTCTACATGAACTCTCTCGGTGAGAAGTTGGATAACAACGGTTACATGCCTGCTGAGAAAGGTGACACTGTATTGTTCATGGCTAAGGTCAAAGAGCATGGTGTACGCGATGGCGCTAAGCAGACCATCGTTCAGCGTCCTACCAAGATTGTCGTAATCAAAGGAGAAGAATAATGGCAGAAGCATTTGTCCTAATTTTCGGCCTCGCTACCGCGTTTGTGGTAGCAGGGGTCATCGGGTTAGTCGGGGATTGGTTGACCAAGAAGTGGGGTGGCGAATGAGTATGCCCAAGCATCCATCCTGCCCCAACTGTGGGGACAACGTACTCAGGGAACACCTGAACATGGGTGATGAGGTCTGCAGATACTGTGGGCCAACTCGTGAGCTAGACACATACGGTGAGCTAGAGAAGAAACAATTTGACGCATGGTACTCAGCGTACCTAGATGAGAGAGGCGCAGAATGAATAACAAGGCAATGAACGAGCCAACCGTGGACGATGTAATGAGCCACTGGAGCAAGTGCGGATCGATCAAGGACACTGCTGAACACTTTGGTAAGACCTACAAGTCAGTCGAGATCATGGTTGCACGTTACAAGTACAACTACGAGCGGAGCTTCAACTTCCCGCACATCATCCACGCCAAGAGGTTTGGAGCATAATGGAATTTGTCTGCGCTTTAATCATCACTGTGTCACTACTGGTCTGGCTATGCCTATGGTGGGACGCTAACGAGAAGTCGAAATGAACAAAATATGGCAGGTCACAGATACCCTGAAGGGTGCAAGATATTACATGGAGAAGATGCCGCACGTTCGCAGGTACATGCTTGAGAACAAGCACCATGATCAGATCAAGGTGGTAAGGTTTGAGTGGACGTACAAGAGCGAGCTACTCAAGATAATCAATGGAGCATATGCTCTCGGTGCATTAGATCAGCACAAACTAATGACAGGCCGTGATTGAATAAGACTATCGCCCTAGTGTATAAAGCGTCTATACACACTTTGGACGCTATAGGCACAGAGATGGCAGGTGGAAGACCAACTAAATACACTCCGGCTCTTCAGAAGAAGGCAGACGAGTACGTTAAGAGCCTACCCGATGGGCAGATCGTTCACTCGGTTGAAGGACTAGCTCTACACCTTGGAATACACCGTGATACATGCTACGCATGGCGTGATTCGATCGAAGAGTTTTCCGACACGTTAGAGTCAGTCATGAAAATGCAGGCGGTATCGCTGATCAATAATGGGCTTGCAGGTGAGTTCAATTCAGCAATCACCAAACTCATGATGGCAAACCACGGCTACCGCGATGCTAGTCAGACAGACCACATTTCGAGCAATGGATCGATGTCGCCACAGAAGGTAGAGCGCGTTATTATCGAGGCAACTCAGATTTGAGTGTGGTATTACAACTCAAGACGGCATCAGTATTTAGGCCGTTATTAGATCCTGCTCGCTACAAGGGCGCGTGGGGTGGCCGAGGCTCAGGCAAGTCTCACTTTTTTGCTGAGCTACTAATCGAGGATGCCTTGATGATACCGGGCATGCGAGCGGCATGTATCCGGGAAGTGCAAAAGTCACTGAAGCAATCATCAAAGCGTCTGATCGAGGATAAGCTCCAAGCGTACAACCTCGGAGAGAAGGCAGGCTTCAAAGTCTACCGGGAAGTCATCGAGACGCCGGGCGATGGTGTGATCATCTTCACTGGTATGCAAGACCACACCGCTGACTCTATCAAGTCACTGGAAGGTTTTGACCGAGCATGGATTGAAGAGGCTCAGTCACTCAGCCACAGGTCACTAGAGCTATTGACGCCAACCATGCGGAAAGAAGGCTCAGAGATCTGGGCATCATGGAACCCGAACAGACCAACAGATGCGATCGATCAGTTACTGAGAGGCGAGAACACACCAACAGGTGCTGTAGTCGTCAACGCCAACTGGAAGCACAACCCGTGGATCAGCAAGGTACTCTTGCAAGAGAAGGACGACTGCTTACGCATGACTCCCGATCGATACCCACATGTATGGGAGGGTGAGTATGCCACTGTCTTGGAGGGCGCGTATTACGCTCGACACCTATCGGAAGCGGCACTTGAAGGTAGAATCGGATTCTTTGGAAAAGATCCTCTTGTCAAACTACATGCCGTGTGGGACATCGGCGGAACCTCCAAAAAGTCGGATGCGACTGCTATTTGGATTGTGCAGTTCATCGGTGAAGAGATTCGCCTCTTGGATTACTATGAGGCGGTAGGTCAGCCATTTGAGTCACACGTTAACTGGCTCAGATCGAAAGGCTACGATGACGCACTGATGGTTCTGCCACACGATGGCCGGAAGCACGACATGGTCTACAAGGTGACGCCAGAAGGGTTTTTGCAAGATGCCGGATTCACTGTCGAGTCTATCAAGAATCAAGGCGCAGGCGCTGTACTGTCCCGCATCGAGGCGGCAAGACGCATGTTCCCGTCATGCAGATTCCACGATGAAAACACCAAGGCAGGACGAGAGGCACTCGGTTGGTATCACGAGAAACGTGACGAGGCTAGAGGGTTTGGCCTTGGCCCTGAACATGACTGGGCATCACATGGTGCAGACGCATTCGGCCTTGTTGCAATCTACAGGCAAGGCGTCCATCAATCAAATTCTTGGGATACGCCGATTCGTAGAAATATCGCAGGTGTAGCCTAATCACTGAATAGTGGTAAAATGTCCGGGTGATCACATACTTAGGACGGCAAAATGGCGGTAAGATCAACTCTTGGTAGGGCGGCGCAACGTATTGCATTCCCGCGCATTTACGATGATCCTGCAAAGCTCGCACAAGAAGCGGCTGATCTTGCAAAGACAGTTCCTGAAGCAGATGCACTCAAAACTCTGTTCGGAGTGAACCGGGATGAGCTATACGAGCTAAGCAAGTCAAGAACTCGTGGCGCAGAGTCAGTCGTTAAGAAGCCAGAGAAGTCCAGAGGATCTGCGGCGGCAGAACCAATCATGGGTAAGAAGAATACCCAACGTATCCTAGATATCTTGGAAGAGGGTGGGAAGCGCCCAGAGCTATACAAGGGTATGGACTCTTGGTACGAGACCACTCCGATGTACGACAAGCTCATTGATCTTGTTGGCCCAGAAGAGGCTCCGAAGTATTTCAAACAGTTGAACGCATTCACTGGCATGGCAAGCCCAATGTCAGATGTGTTAACAGAGATCAGCCGTGGCACAGGCGCAAACTGGCTAGCTAACCAAGGACGCATCCAAGACTTCCTGAAATATGGTGGCAAAGCAGACGCTCCCGGTAGACCTGCAGATATGGCAGGCATTCCCGGTCACATGGCTCACTCAACAGCGCAGGCTCCATCAATGCTCAAGTATCTTGAGTCTGGTGGTAATGTGCAGATGAGTTCACCAAAAGTTCCTGCGTACATCCAATCCTCACTGCCTGAATCACTTGGCGGATCTTGGGGTACTCCAGTCGGTGACGCTCACTGGTCACGAGCAGTGGGTCTTGCAGACACTCGTAACATGAAAACAATTAAGGGTCAGCCTGCAGTCCCGGATCAATCTGTGTCTACACCAGAGCTAAACACCTTGCGCGACTGGTGGGACAGCAAGGTAGCATCAGAGCTAGGGGTATTACCTGTCCCGGCTCAGGCACGTTTGTGGGGTACAGCATCACGGGCTACAGGCGTAGAGACTCCAGTTGGTCAAAGCAAGCTAGAACTGTTTGCAGACAAGATCGCAGGCCGAGCTAGACAGCTTGGTGTAGACCCAACAGCTATGCGCGACTATGTATTAGTAGGTGGTGATCTATCTAAGTTACCAAAAGGCGTTAAGAAGTATGCGCCATTTTTTGCGGCGGCGGCGGCAGGAACTCCGATAGCGGCATTTGCTGATATGGATGTGACCGAGCCAGAGACAACTATTATGGGCAACCTGACGATGCCAAAGATGGCAGATGTTCGCAAAGGTATGAATGAGCAGATCAGCAAAGGATACAGCGATGCCGGACAGAACATGATTCTGGAGACATTGCTTAACTTCATGGCCCCAACCACGATGGGCGGCGGCACTATGGAAGACAGAGCAAGGCGCGGCTACTGATGTCGATACTCAAAGCCATAGAGCGACTAATCAAGGCAGGTTACCCAGAGGGTACGGCCAAAAAGATCGCTACTGGCGAGCTACCGATGGACTTTAACTCACGCATGAACAGAGCGCGTGAGCAGGGCAATAGAACTCAGGCTTTCAGAGTTGGTGGAGTTGGTGATGACCAGTTAGGTAGATTGGAGTTCGATCCTGACGCGGCGTTCGCCCAAAGAAAAGGCGGCGGAACATGGTTTGCTGAAGACGCTCCACTGACTCACAGCTACATGACACCAGAAAGCGCATCATATCGGACACTGCTAGATACAACAGAATATGGCCGACTAGATGCAGGTGGTCAGAACTGGAACGACATATATTACGGCGATTTTGAGTTCCCTGATGGCACAACAATCCCAATCGATGAGTTACCTGAGTTACTCAGAAGTAAAGGTTTTGAGGTTAGTGGTGCGATCAACACTACTGACAAGATAGGCAGGGCGGCAAAAGCTCTCGGCCTGAAGGGCGTTGAGATACCACAAGTAATTGATGTTGGCCCCAATCGTTTCGCCATGACCAGAAACGCGAGAAAAACAGAAGAAGGGCAAGACTGGTTAAGTGATTACGATATGTATGGTGGCACAAACATATCAGTGCAAGACCCATCAACAATCAGGTCTTACTACGGTGCGGCATTTGATCCTGACAACAAAGGCTTGAAAAACATCCTTGGTTCAGCGGCTCCACTTGCATCCGCAGGAATCCTAGGTGCGCTAGGTGCAACAGGATCAGGTCAGGCTGAGGCATCACTTCGTATAATGCGTAATGTATCTGAAAGTATGCAGGCAAGACCTAACGAGGGCATGATCACACCAAACGCTATCCTTGAGGAACTGCTCGGTTTCATGGCCCCAACTCCAATTGGTGGCGGTGTCGATACAATGGAAGGTTATCTCAGGAGTAAGACGCGATGAATCCAATCCTGAAGGCAATTCTTGAGCGTGGTTCACGTTCTACAACCAAGCCAGACAAAGCAAAGGCTATTGGGTTCGATCCAGAGCGCAAGTTCTATCACGGCACAAATGCACCTGATATTCAGGAGTTTGATCTCGATAAGGTAGATGTAGGTGTACACATTGCACCTGATTACGAGACAGCCACAAACAGACTGCTTGATACGCGACAAGGTAAAAGAGCGAATAGCCGACTAGAACCTACCGTGTTTGAAGAAGGCGCAAACATCATCCCACTGCATGCTCGGATGAATAAGACACTGGAGACAGTGGATGCAGGAGACTGGGCTGACTCTCATAGGGCGGCTCAAACGATTGCTGATGCAATCCAAGAGTATTATGGCGATCCTGCTGATTATGGTGATGCTGTCGATATTTTAGAAAACATTAGGTTTTCTGATAACAACAAAGCAAATTTCGCCACGATAAGGGAAGTGCTGAATAAACTTGGCTTTGACTCTATTAAGTATGAAAACTACATCGAGGGCATGGGCAGGGGATCACTGCCAAAGGTCAATGACTACAAAGAATCGCTGATGGAGCAGATTCAGAGTATCAAGGACATGGGATGGAAGCGCAGGCAGGACTACATCACAAAGAATAGACCTGATTTCGATCCACTGAATAGGCAAGCAGAATATAAATTCATGAAGGAGTTACCTGACACAGAAAACTTCTTAAAGATCGGCGAAAAAGAAAAGATCGCAAAACTGGAAGGGCAGTTGGACGAGTTTTTTGTCGCTGACCCACGTTATGATGGTGTCAAATACGCAAACCCAAAATACACATACGATCCATTCTCATACATCATCATGAACCCTGCCGATCTACGGGCAACCACTGCTAAGTTTGATCCAAAGATGAGCAAATCAGCCAGTCTCACTGCAGGTCAGGCGGCTCTCGGCGCAGGCGGGATACTCGGTGCGCTAGGCTTGCCAGAAGACGCTACAGCGGCAGATATCGCTACAGCAGGTATGAAGATAGCTCCGAAAGAAGAAGCACAAGGTGAGTTTCAGCAGATGATTTTGGATGCCCTGCTTGGCTTTATGGCGCCAACACCAATGGGTGATGCTACAATGGACGCATACAACCGTAACAGGATTCGCTAATGGCACTATCTAACTATGGCGAGCTAAAGACAGCTATCGCAGATTTCTTAAACAGGGATGACATGACAACGATCATCCCGACTTTCGTTGCGCTTGCTGAGTCACAGATAGCTCGTGACTTACGCCACTGGCGACAAGAGCGCCGGGTTACTACTACATTAGATGAGCGATTTGAGAACTTGCCAACAGATTGGATTGAAGGCATCCATTTATATTTGAGCGATGGATCGCAGATTGAATACGCATCAGTTGCTGAGATTGGGCGTCAGAAGGTTCTGACCAACGATACTGCAGGTAAGCCACGGTTATACACAATCAACTCAGGCCAGATTGAGTTCTATCCTGCTCCAGATGATGAGTACACATTAACAATGGTGTATTACGCTAGGATACCTGCATTTGCAGTTGATGCTGACGACAACTGGCTTCTAAGTAATTACCCAGACGTTTACTTGTACGGCTCGTTATTGCAATCAGCGCCTTATTTAGCTGAAGACGCTCGTATTGCTGTGTGGGCGCAACTATATGGAGCATCAGTTAAAAACCTTGGAGATGACTCTACCCGCGCCCGATCTTCTGGTGGCCCACTTGTGATGAGGAACGCTTAATGAGTACAACAAATTGGTCTTCTCAAGCAGGAATGGGTGATGGCGATACTGGTGAGGTAACGACAGGCTCAACAACTATAGATACCAATTGGACTCAATCGTCTGGCATGACAGATGTGTCAGGGGAAGAACAGGAAAACATTGTTGAGTTAGTTGAACGTGCAGAGACAGCGGCTACAAACGCTGAGACTGCAGAGACTAATGCTGAGACAGCAGAGGTCAATGCTGAGACAGCGCAGACAGCGGCGGAAACAGCAAAGACTGGTGCTGAGACTGCTCAAACTGCCGCTGAGACTGCTCAAACTGCCGCAGAATCGGCTCAAACAGCGGCTGAGACAGCAGAAACCAATGCTGAGACGGCATACTCCGATACGCTTGCTATTTATGGTGATACAACAGACGTTCAGACCGCTGTTGACTCAGCAAGTACATCTGCAACGAATGCGGCGACATCGGCTACTGCGGCTAGTACATCTGCCACAAATGCATCAACATCTGCAACAGCGGCGGCCAATTCTGCAACAGCGGCGGCCACTTCAGCTACAAGTTCAGCATCATCAGCGTCAACATCAAACACTTCAGCATTAGCGGCTCAAACTGCTGAATCCAACGCGGAAACAGCGGAAGCAAACGCAATCTCTGCTCGGTTAGCGGCAGAGTCTGCTGAATCAAACGCTGAAGCATCAGCTACTCAAGCGGCAAATAGCGCAACCAGTGCTTCATCAAGTGCTAGTCAGGCTCTATCATCAAAGAACGCGGCGGCATCATCAGAAAGCGCGGCGGCGACTTCTGCTTACAACGCAGGGGTCAGTGAGACAAATGCATCAACCTCTGAGGCTAATGCGGCTACTTCAGAGTCTAATGCGGCCTCTAGCGCCACTGCGGCGGCCTCTAGCGCAAGTTCTGCGGCGAGTAGTGCTACTGATGCCGAAACGGCTCAAACAGCGGCTGAATCAGCGCAAGCAAGTGCTGAGGCTGTGTACGACAGTTTCGATGATCGCTACCTAGGAAGTAAGTCATCTGATCCAACCTTGGACAACGATGGCGATGCATTAACGACTGGTGCTTTGTATTTCAACTCAATTGAAAACGAAATCAGGGTGTACACCGGGTCTGCATGGGAACCTATCCAAGAACTCTCTGGCGATCAAACCGTCAACTCTCTCACCTCTAACAACGATGTAGTTATCAAAGGCAACCTTGAGGTTCAAGGCACTACCATCACTGTAGACTCTGCCACTGCACAGACCATTGACCTAGGTGATAAC